TACTTACTAAAGCCACCACTCCCCANAGAGTTTTNTTTTTATATTTCATAGTAAGAATGGTCAGTGTAGATATTTATAGACAAAAAAAGACCCCCTGAAGTAGGGGGTCTGTAAGGACATGTGGGACATCCTGACCCACAACAACCTCGATCACATGAGGTTCTTAACAGCAACACGTCTGTAGTAACGGTTGGAGTTAACACGGAGTCTACCGAGACCCTGAGTCGTTCCTTCAGCGAAGGGGTTAGCAACGATCCCGTAACGGGTCTTGAAGCCGATCTTGGGCTGGAAGGTGTTCTCCCCAACGGCGCGAACCATCTGGAGGGGAACATAAGGACAGTAGAACAGTCCAGCGTCATAAGGTGAAGTACCCTTATAACCGACAACATAGTACTGGTTACCACCGTTGGTTGCAGCGTTAGCAGCCGACAGGTTAGCCGAATATGGGTCGATGTAGACACGGAACTTACCGTTGATGGTACCAGCAAAGGTGTTACCGGTGTCGTCAACGTTAAGGTTGGAGTTAAGAGCAGGGGTATAGTCGAGAATACCAGCCATGGTCAGTGCAGATGCAACATCAGCAGAGCACATGATCATGTTGCCCTTCCCGCGACGAGTTCTTTGTGCGATCGCGTTAGCGTCACGCTCGATTTGGAAGAGGAGACCTTTGAACTTCTCAACAGACCAACGACCATTAGAGTCGATGTCAAGGTCGAATACACCAGCAGTAGCGGTGTTAGAAACGGCACCTTGCTCAGCAATCTTGTAGATGGTTCTGATAACTTCACGGTTGATCTCAGCCAGGATCTCAGTAGAGAGAATGTTGGCGAGTTCCGCTTCAGCGTTCAGACCATGGATTGCCTTGAGGTCTTGTGCCAGTTCCAGGCTGTACTCAGCCTTCAGCGCTCTTGACTTGGCGGTTACGGTGACTTTCTCGATCGAGAAGGCCATCTGGTTGAAGTGATCACCAGTACCTGAACCCAGGTTCTCAGCGTCACCAGTTACCATACCCTGACCTACGTTGTAGGCAGTGGAGGTAGCGGTACCGACAGGGTTGAGGATAGAGGGGTTATCACCATTCTGACCGGTGGTACCCAGACCAACGTTAGCGTCAGACTCACCAGCAGTAAGATTACGGCCGTCGTCGTTACCGGAGAAGGAGGTATCTGCCTCGTTGAACAGTGCCTCGTCGCCTTCCTGATTCGTGAAGCGGGAACGCATCGCGAAGATCAGTCCGGTAGGACCATTCATAGGCTGAACGCCAGCCAGGTCATATGCGACCAGGTTAGGCATTGCACGTCTGATCAGGGAGATCAGAACGGGGTCGAAACCAGCGGTAGGGCCGGCGTCGGGTGAGTTAGCACCGAAACCACCAGATGCACCAGCGTTATTGGCGTGGTTGGTGGGGGTTTCCATCAGGTTGATACCTGACTGGAATGCTTGCTCCTCACGGAGGAATTTTTCTTGGTTTTCGAGCAGGACTGCGGTTACAGCTCTACGATGAGAATCTTTGATGGGATCAAGACCTTCATAGTCGAGAAGTGGACTCCACTTTTCCTGCAGATGTTCGGATTGAAACATTTGCTTTACTTTATAGGTTTAGGTTTGAATGAATGTTAAATTCACTTTTTGAAGGCACCCAGGCTTCTGAGATAGGCTTCCATGTTGTTTCCAACAGGAGCGGGTGTTGAATCAACACTCTCAGACAGTGTTTGAGGTGCTTCGGACTTTGCAGCAGGAGCCTTGGAGAAATACGATTCCTTCAGGGTTTCCAGCTTTTCACGATATTCTTCTTCACTTTCAAACTCTACGCTTTCAGCGAGTGAAGCAAGCTTCTCTTTCTGGGTCTCAGCAAGACCTTCAGAGACGATATTCAGTACACCATCTGCAGTTGACTCGGCGAGTCTCTTATTCAGACCAATGTTCTTATCGATTTGCTCGTTGAGTTTTGTCTCCATATCATCAAGTTTTTCTACCATGCTCTCAAGTACATCATACTTATCTTCAGGAATAGTTACATAATGTTCTTCAAAAAGACCCTTCATGCCAGACAGGAAGGATTCAGTCATTTCGGTCTTGAGACCATGTTCGATAGCCAACTCATTCTCGGACATCCACTCTTGGCAGACGTACTCAAGATATGCGTCAACTCTTTCGGTAAGAGTTCCCTTAAGGGCTTCTCTTTCCTCATCCAGACGCTCGGCGTACTGGACCTCCAGGGATTCCTGGATTTCTTTGATTTTAGAGGTTAATGCAGCTTCAAAGATGACTCTCGCCTTCTCTTTGAATTCTTCGGAAAGATCTTCGCCACCGAGGAGGGCATTTACGTCCTCATCGATATCGACAGACTCTTCAGTAACTTCTTCGGATTCGGAAACAATTTCTTCCTCTTCCAGGACTTCCTCTTCAACTTCGGCTTCTTCTTTAGCCATTTTCTTCATGGGATCAGCAGCCTTAGCTCCCTTATTAACTACATCCTTGACGGTAGCGATCTTAGGCTCTTTGAGCTTTGCAGAGTCGTTATCAGGTTTGTAGTTCTCGGGGGTAGGACCACCAAGATCTTCGTAAGAAGTTTGCAGGCCTTCGCCGGCATTGGAAAGCTTACCCATACCCTCGGCAGGTTTGGCGTTAGCATTCACAGCAGTTTTAGATTGCTCCATTTCTTGTAAATCTCCAAGAGACATTTTAAGTTACTCCGATTAACCTTTTTTAATCTATATTTATTTATAATTTGTATATTTCAATAACTTATCAGAGGTTACTGAGGAAGTTATTGAACAGGTCGAGCTTTTGCTCGTCAAGTTGTTTTTGATCAACCAGAGTGTTGATCTCTTTGTAAGTCTTAGCAGCAGCTCTTCACGCAAAATACCACCATCCCATACCCAACTCTTACCTTCCATGATACCTTCGACGAAAGCATCAGGAGCAGAGGGGTCGGCTACGATGTCAGCTGCAGTAGCCAACATAAAGTCGGGTCCTACAACATTGACACCTTCTTTGGTTTGCATCAGAGATCCAATACCTCTAGAAGAAACACCAAGTTTGACTCCTTCGCCAATGAGAGATTCTGCAATCTTACCCATTGGAGTAGAAAGGATTTTTGCCTTACCAATAAAATTGGTACCGCTCTCTTTGAGCGACACGATCTTGTGACTGACGCGATCCAGATTAACAGTTGGGCCATCTGGATGTCCGAGTTCTCCAAGAGCCCTCCCAGATTGAATGTGGTTTTCGTTATATCTTTGGACTTCCTTTCTCAAGGTATCCATCTGATACATTCTACCATTTCGATTGCAGATATCTCCCTGGAGGAAGATACCCTCAATAAACATTGACTTCTTACCGTTCTTTTCTTCGACGATAAAATCAACTGATTCGATTTCTTCTCTGATTAGTTTCATTGTTTTCAGGATGCTTGTACTTGTTGAATGTATGCCTTGCCAGTTCCGGCTTCAGTCTTAACGGCAACTTTGAAAGACTTTCTCAACGTTGCATCGGGATCAGCAAATGTTCCAGATACTCCAGAAGAGTTGTAGCTAACAGTAATTCTAGTACCGAAGAATCCTCCGACACCAGATGATCTGTCAACTGCAGTAACTGTTTGATGACTGAAATCAAACGCGGATTGACTTGGTGCAGTCAGAGATACAGTATCACCCACATCAAAAGGACTACCAGTTCCTTCGGGAAAATCAATGATTGTAGATGATCCCTTGGTAACACCTACAACTTTCTGTGCAGAAACAGGACCCAGAGAGATCTTTAGATCGTCACTGGTTCCAACGTAGATGTTTTCATTTGTTGCAGTCGGATTAGATCCGTAATTCACATATACACCAACACTTTCAGCAACAACTCTCAACGTATCAGACTGTTGCGAAATTGCAGAGGTCTGAGCAGAGGATGTACTGGTGCTTACAGTGCTATTAATTCCAACAGGTCTGGTAGCGCTCATTATTTTCAATAGTTCTATAATACTTATTTATTATTCTTCTTCCTCATCCTCTGTTTCTTCGATCGAGGCCTCTACCTCATCAACAACATCTTCCTCTGTTTCGGTATCTTCTACCTCAGCAGTAGGATCATCGAATACCGATGCTGCTACATTAGGTCTGATAGTTTCAATCTCTTGAGCGCTCTTTGCAAAGAGAATGTCTTTAATTTTGTCACTGATTTGTGAAGCGTTTGCGTCGTCCTTGACGAGCAAATCCATAAGTTCGTCCATAAAAATAGTTA